GATGGGAAGCCGCTGGAGGCGGTGGTGCTACAGGAGCTGGTGGTGATTCTATATTCTGGGAAAACGGACAAACAGTGACAACTAATTACACAATAACTAATAACACCAACGCAGGTTCTTTTGGACCTATTACTATAAATTCTGGAGTAACAGTAACTGTTGGCTCTGGTGAATCTTGGACGGTAATTTAATTATGGCAATAAAAATAACTGGTACTAATACAGCCGCTGCTCCAGGAATCACAGGTGATGATACGGACACAGGTTTAGTATATGGTACCAATCAAGTAGATATTTCAACAGGAGGTTCTTCAAGAGTTACTGTTGACAGCAATGGATATGTTGGAATTGGGACAGCAAGCCCTGCTCAGTTACTTACAGTGAAAGGGCTTTCAAAATTTGAAGCCTCTAACTCAACAAATGGATGGGTAAGTTATACTCATACTGATAACACTTATAGATTTAATTATAACGGTGCTGGAAATGATGAAGTAATTCTAACTTCTGATGGTCATCTACTAGTCGCTAGAACTTCTGCAATACATGGCGGTAAATTATCTCTTGATTATACAGGTGGTAGCAGTGCTGGTATGGCAATAAAAGATACACAGACAAGTGTTACTGGTGTTCCTATGCAAATAGTTAACGGATCAGGTACAATTGTTGGTAGTATTACACAAAACCAATCGAATGCTGCATTTAATACTAGTTCTGATTACCGTTTAAAAGAGAATGTAGTTGCTATATCTGATGGTATTACAAGGATAAAAACATTAAAACCATCTAGGTTTAATTGGATTTCAGATTCATCAAATACAACTATTGACGGATTTCTAGCACATGAAGTTACAGCAGTACCAGAAGCTGTGCAAGGAACAAAAGATGCTGTTGCTATTGAGGATAATGAAAAAGGAAAGAAAGGAGATCCAATTTACCAACAAATAGATCAATCAAAACTTGTTCCTTTATTAACTGCGGCATTACAAGAAGCAATTGCTAAAATCGAAACATTAGAAACTAAAGTAGCAGCATTGGAGGCACATACACATGAGTAGTATAAAATTAAAACATTCAAGCGGGAATGGCATGAGCATCGCAGCTCCAGCTACTAACCCCGCCTCTGATTTAGAACTTAAATTACCTGCAACTGTAGGTACTGGAAAAATTAATCATGGAAACGTCTTAGAACAATTTTTTACGCCGTGTGATGGTTCAGCTATTACCGTTCCTAGTGGAACTTATACAGTAGGGGATGTAACTGCGTTGCAGGATTTAACAACAAGTTATGCAGACGTTACAGGTTCTTCAATTGCTTACACCCCTCCAGCAGGAACAACGCAAGTTATTTATGAATATCAAACTGTATCGGGAGGTTATGCAGCTAGTACTGAATGGACAATTCCACATTTTAGATTGTATTTAGACAGCGATGAAGTTGTTTATCAAAGAACAACAATTACTGCACGTGATTACGTCGACGACCAAGTTCAATTTAGATATGCTTTTAACATTGGCGGTACTGCGAATACAAACACAGGAAGAGTAGCTAGTTGGAGTGGAGCTAAAACAATAAAAATACAAGCAAGAGAATACGGAAGTGGCAATCAAGCTAGATTACATTGCTTATACCATTGGGATGGTGGGGCAGGTAGTACTTTTCATCAACCTTCAATAGGTATCACAGCTATAGGTACACCAACATGAGCACATTAAAAGTAAATACAATCAATGCTGCAACCAGTGGACAAGCTGTTGCAGTAGATATTTCAAATCCTAAAAGCTTTAGGAATTTGATAATTAATGGTGCGATGAATGTTGCTCAAAGAGGCACGTCATCTACATCTACTGGCTATCAAACTGTTGATAGATTTATGACATATCATGGTAATGTAGATGAATCTCCTACTTATTCTCAAGCTGACGTATCAAGTGGAACAACTCCATATACTTTAGGCTTTAGAAAGTCTTTTAAAATTACTAATGGAAATCAAACAGGTGGAGCAGGTGCAGCCGACCAATTAACTCTTGAGTATGGTTTTGAAGCACAAGATATTGCTAATTCTGGTTGGAATTATACATCTAGTTCGAGTTATATAACACTTTCGTTTTGGATTAAATCAAGTGTTGCTCAAGATTTTAAATGCTTTCTAAAAACAGAAGATGGTACAGAAACAAGTTATCCATTTGCTACAGGTTCACTTTCTGCTAATACTTGGACTAAAGTAACAAAGTCAATCCCTGGAAACTCTGGACTAACTTTTGATAATAATGCTAATAAAGGTTTAGTTTTACTATGGTCTGCATATCAAGGGACTGATGTTACAGGAAGTGTTACTGAAAACGCTTGGATGACATTTAGTGGTTCAACAAGGACAGCAGATCAAACTTCAACATGGTACACAACCAATGATGCAACCTTTGAACTTACAGGCGTTCAATTAGAAGTAGGATCATATGCCACTGAGTTTGAACATAGATCGTATGGTGATGAATTAGCTAGGTGTCAGAGGTATTATGAAGGTATCTATATGAATGACGGAACAGCAGCTTTTAAAGGATACGCTTCTTATGGTTCAAATGCGAATTTTGAATACCAGTTTGCAGTGCAAAAACGTGCCAGACCAACTTGGTCATTAGAAGGTAATGCTTCATGGGCTGGAGCTACTCCTAATGCCTATGAATCCACTTCTTCTTGTATGTTCCAAGTAAATGATGGTACTTTATTTAGTTTAGGAGATACTGCTGATGATTTATGTGGTTCATTTAGTGCGGAGCTTTAACTATGGCTGATTACAAATTTTACAAAGATGCACGTAATGTAGACAATGCAGGAGTCATCTATAAAACAAAAAAGTGGATACCACTAGATCCAGCAAACACAGACTACCAAGAGTACCTAGAGTGGGTAGCAGCAGGAAATACCCCAGAAGCCGCAGATTAGGTATTATAAACTTTAAATACATAAAACACCCTATAAAAGAAATGCAAAAATTACAAGAAAAAGGTCAGAAACTAATTGAAGAAAGAAATCAATTAGTAGTTCGATTAAATGAAATAAATGGTGCTCTTGCTATTTTAAATGAACTAGCACAAGAAGAAAACACTACGGAGGTGATCCAAGAGGAAACTGATGGCTGAAAGAACAACAGACGAAGTAGCACAAATCTATAACTCATCGAAAGATAGTGTTACTCTAATCAATAGTATAGCTGCTCAATCAACTATTACTGATGAGGATAAAGATACTCTCAAGCGTAATGTAGATCATCTTGAGATAATCAAAGTATATAAGAAAGAAGACGGTACAACAAGTATCTGGGGAAGTGAAGATTTCTCCACGCATGATGCAGCGGTTACTCTAGGTAAATCTAAATATTAATATACACTTACCTAGAGCAGATCTACCTATACCTGATGCTCTTTACTTCAGACCTCCTACAGCTCGGATACCGTCATATAAACCTATTATTATACCTCCAAGCGATCTAGAAGCTCCTGAAGGTGTAAAAGAAGAAGCTACAGAAGAACCTACAGCACCAAGTTTAAAGATTCCTGTATTGGATATACAAATGCCGATACCTGAAGCAGCTGTAGTAATTACAGCAGTTACTACAGCAGTAGTTGCAGTAGCTACAACTTCTGTAACTTCTTCTTTATTTGAACCAATTAAAAAGAAAGTTCAAAAACAACTACAAGCTAAAGTTAACAAATGGAAGGAAAACAGGAAGAAAAAAAAGGACTCCTCGGAAAGCTAAAAGATGCTGCAGAGGATCAAGAACATCAAATCCAGATCCTTGGAACATTCGTCAGGCTTGGCGTAGTTGTTTGGTCTGGTTTCATCATAACGATGAATTACGTTGAGTTACCTATGATAAAGAAAGCTGGGAACTCAGATATCACGTTCGTTGCCAGTGTGTTTACTGGAGCACTTGCCACTTTTGGCTTGTCTACTGGTAATAACAATAAAGACAAAGGCGTGACAAATTGTCCAATGGCTAAGAAAAAGGAAACATGAAGAAATGGCTAGTACTCTTATTACTGGCATCACCCACGGTAGCGAGAGCAGAATTAGTAACCCCCAATTTCACCCAGGGTTCGATGAACAGCACAACGACAACGACTCAAGAGATCGTAGAAGAAATAACTACGACAACCTATGGGTCTGCATTAAACAAATGGACTGGGGAAAATATAACCCATACATCAGCATCATCAGGAGGTATAGCAGATTCAGATTCAATATTCACCCTACATACAGCTGGAGATCCTTTCGAATTAGAAATAGTAACAAGAGCAGCCAGTCAGGTACTGTCAGTAACAGCAATAGATCGAGAAATCGACACTACTTCTACTACGGTATCCTTATCAGTCTTCTCTCAATAGCCCCTGTAAAAGCAAATGAAGGAGAAACAAATAACACCTCCAATCCTGTGGCAGCAGCAACAGGAAATGTTACCAATCAGGCTGTACAGTTCCAGAATAATGGTGCTCCCAGCCGACAGCATTATGGTCCCAACATATCGTGCAACGGATCTACTATGACGTTTAGCCCATTTTATATGGGTAATCATACAAAACCGTGGGATATAGATGAAGGTAAAATGGAACCTTCTAGCTATACAATTGCTGAGAATTGGGGAGGACAAATTAACTTTATGGTTCCTTTGGACCGTAGAGGATTAAAGCGTTGTCTTTCTATAGCAGCTAGACAAGAAGAGAAAATGCGTCTTGACTATGAGTTAGTTAGAGTATTGAAATGTGGAGAACTACAACAGAAAGGTTTTATGTTAAAGCCTGGTAGTCGTGTTTCAAGCATGTGCTCTGATGTTATACCTATAGTTAAATGGGAAAAAGATTTAAAGATAGCTGTTGAAAAGAAATTAAAAAAAGAATGTAAACCTATTAAAAGTTGGAAACTATGGCAGAAACAGAAGTATCAGTGTCCTCCGAAGACACCAAAGAAGAAGTAAAAGAAGAACCTAAAGTTGAGGCAAAGGTTTCTAAAAAATTCTCAACAAAAGCCACGCGTGGCACACTCGATAAAGTTTATTCTCT